CCAAGGAGTAGTCCATGGCAACGTCGGACCAGATCACTCAGTTCCGTCGAATGATCGGCGAACTGACCGACGTCGAGCCGTGGACTGACGCCTACATCTCGGCCCTGATCGACGCCAATACATCTCTGAATGCGGCGGCGTCGCAAGCCTGGCTGGAGAAAGCCGGCTACTACGCCTCGATGGTCGACACCACGGAGAGCGGCTCTGGCCGACGGCTTTCTCAGCTGAGGACAGGCGCGCTCGAGATGTCGCAGTACTACCAGAAGCTGGCTGAGGGAGATGCGGAGGAAGACCTCACCGGCTACGCCTACACGGTGGAAATCGAGCGGCCATGACGGTGCAGCAAGACATCCAGCGTCGAATGACGCGCGAGTTCATCGCGCAGGATCCCACGACTATCGCGCTGATTCCGCAGCAGCTCGAGGTGCAACTCAGTGGGTCCAAGAAGCTTGTGGCGCAAGATCCGCGCGAGCCACAGGACTTCAAGCTCATCCCGATGACGTTCGATCAGCGGCCGACCGTGACCGCCGACGGCGTGGAGCGAATCATCTCCTACACGTTGCTCGGCGCGCACGACTGCGCCCTGGAGGTGTGGGACACCTGGTCCAACGATGAAGGTACATTCCTCGTTGTGGCGATGGCGCCCGGACACGGGTATGAGAAGAAGGGGTTGGTAGAGCATCATCTGCCGGTGAGGTAATGGCGAAGCAGAGCTTCTTCTTCGACTTCGACAACCTCACCCCCCACCTCGAGAAATACCTTCCAGCCGTTGAGGCGGGGGTGGATCTCGCTCTCGATGCGGCCGTTCCTCAAGCAGAGACATATATGCGAGAGAATGCACCATGGACGGATCGCACCGGCAACGCGCGGAATGGCCTGAGAGCTCAGCACAACAAAGAGCCCTTCGTCCAGCATGAACTGATCCTGTACCACACCATGCCGTATGGGATCTGGCTCGAGGTACGTTGGTCGGGCCGCTACGCGATCATCGCTCCGACCATCAAGAAAATGGGACCAGAGGTAATGGCAATGGTCGCTGCATCTGTCGGTCGGGCTATCAAGTTGATGGGAGGCGGACCGTGAGGGCAATTGTGCGTAGTGCCATCATTCAAGACCAGGCTCTCATCGACCTGAGCGTTACTCCCGAGGGTACGCTGTCGGGAGACGTTGATACGCCGGAACAACGGCCGTTTCTGAACCTCAAGTGGGGACAGACGCTGCCATCGTTCAAGAATCAGACGACGATCACCACGACCTTGGCAATCTGGGTCCACGATGTACCCGCGGACTTCGCCAAGATCGACGCCATTCTCGCTCGACTGCGGGTGCTCCTGCCAGCGATCGTCGGGCGTGTGAACGGGAGCTCAGAGGTCCAGGTAATTGAATGGATCAATGACTCCCCCGACCTACAGGACGATGGCCACCGAACGATCGTCAAGGTGGCCAACTTCACTGTCGTAGGGAAGTTCTGATGGATGAGCTTCGCTGCGGCCATAAGAAGCACGCTGAACTGCACGATGGAGTCCTCGAGATCAAGTGCTCCTCGCGCTTCTGCCGGAACCCCGGCGAAGTAGTCATCCATCGCTGGAGCGCTTCCACCGGGGAGCGCTTGTCTGACAAGCGATTCAGGGACCCCGTTGTCTCTGGAGAAGGAAAGAGGGTGCAAGCGGCATGACCATGCCAATCGCTCTGCCCTTCGGTCTGCGGCAGGTGAAGATCACGCCGTACACCGATGCCACCGCCACTGTGCTCGCTGCCTCGAGCATTCAGCTCCCCAACTCGCGGACCCTCAGCTTCGCCGAGGCCGAGGAGTTCGAGGAGCTGCGCGGTGACGACTCGCTCGTGGCGACTCACGGCGCGGGTCCGCAGGTCACCTGGTCGCTCGAGGCCGGTGGCTACTCGTTCGAGGCCGTGCAGGCCATGTACGGCGGCACGATCACCTCGACGGGCACGACCCCCAACCGCATCAAGAAGTTCGCCAAGCTGCAGACGGACCAGCGTCCGTACTTCAAGATCGAGGGCCAGGTCATCTCCGACTCCGGCGGCGATCTCCACTGCGTCATCTTCCGTGCCAAGGCGACGGACGACTTCGCCGGTGAGTTCACCGACGGTTCGTTCTTCCTGACCGGCGCGGGCGGTCAGGGCCTGAAGTGCCTCATCGCCGGCGCGGACATCGGCAAGGTCTACGAGTTCACGCAGAACGAGACCATCACCTCCATCCCGTAAGGGCTGGCCTGAGAACCTCTGTCCTCATAGGACTGTCCTGAAAGGACGAACAGCATGGCTGACCAGACCGCCAACGTGCAGAAGCCCAGCATCACCGGCGTTGCGCCCACCTACGTGGCCGCGAACGCGACGGACTTCTTCACCGCGACGCCGAACTCCCGCTACGAGATCCACTACAAGAACGGGGCCACCGCGACCGCGTCGGGTGCCTTCACCGTGACCGACCCGACGACTCCGATCCCCGCAGGATCGGGCGCCGTCGCCGGCTTCGCGGACGGCATCATCAAGGCCTCGGGATCGATGCTCGCCAACACCGAGCTCAAGGCCGTCATCCCCAACAGCTCGCGGTTCATGGACGCCAACGGACGGATCAACCTCGTCCACGGCGGCACCCTGACCACGGTGACCATGAACATCCTCGGGCCCTTCCCGGCCTGACCCATCCACACATCGAAAAGGAGCACTAGGATGCCCACCTCGAAGCCACGCCCTGCCGCTGCTGCCAAGAAGGCTACTGCGGCAAAGAAAGCCGCGCCGAAGAAGGCCACGAAGGCCGCCGGCGGCTACACTCTCGGTCAGTCCGTGGAGACCGACAGTGACCTCTTCGACCTGGAGCTCCCCTCGGGCGCGACGTGCCAGGCACAACGTCCGGGGGTCCAGGGACTGATCGGAGCTGGCATTCTCGACAGCTTCGATTCTCTGACTTCGCTCGTGAACACCGAGCACATCCAGAAGCACACTGCGCAGGGAATGGCGCAGGCCGCGCGTATCTCTCGGGAACAGGCTGAGAAAGCCGCTGCCGGCCTGATGGCCGATCCTCAGAAGATGGCCGCCGGATTCCAGATGGTCGATCGCCTCACCGCGTACGTGGTCACGCAACCGTTGGTGTGGGTCGATTACCAGATGACCGACGAGTCCGACGCCGACTGGGCCAAGCGAGAGGCGAACGAAAGCGACCGCATCCCGGTCCGTCGGATCGCTCTCGAGGACAAGATGTTCCTCATGACTTGGGCCGTTGGAGGGTCCGCCGATCTGGAGCGATTTCGTGAAGAATTCGCGCATGCTCTGGGCGGTATGGCAGCAATCGAAAACGTACAAGACCAAGCCTAGCGAGCTCATGCACATCGGGGATGAGGTAACCGCCTACTACCTCGATCGTGCGGTCTATACGTTCGGAACTGCCCTGGACAATGAACTCGAACGGGCCGGCCAGTCCAAAGGTGGAGCGAAAGGCAAGGGCAAGTCACAGGCTGCGATTCAGATGGCCAAGCAGATGGTGCTCAACCGGTGGCTAGGCGCGGGGGAGCAACAGAAGTTCGCCGATCCGGCCACCATGTTCAATTGGGACACGCCGTCGTCGTAATCACACGCGCGACGACTGAAAGTCGCTGTACGGACGTTCTAGAGGCCTCTAACCGGTCCCCAGGGGGTGATTGTTCATGCCAGGAAGTTACAGCCTCGGGGATGCTGAGGGCACCATCCGGATCAAGTATGACAGCAAGGGTGTCAAAGAGGCCTCTGCTGACATCGACACTTTCTCGAAGAAGGCGAAGACAGCCCAAGGCAACTTCCGAGATGTAGCGACCACGACCGGCGTCGCGGCTGGTGTGCTAGCGGCGGGTATCGGATTCGCCGTGAATGCGGCCATCGACTTCGAGAAGCGTATCTCCGCAATCGGCGCGGTGTCAGGCGCCACGACTGACGAGCTGGAAACGCTTCGTAAGAAGGCTCTTCAGCTTGGCGCCGACACCGTGTTCTCCGCGTCCGACGCAGCCCAAGCGATGGAAGAGCTGGCGAAGTCAGGTCTTTCAGTCGCGGACATCATGAATGGCGCGGCTGACGCGACTGTGGCGCTTGCCGCTGCCGGCGAGGTCTCGCTGCCTGAGGCTGCGAACATCGCGGCCAACGCGATGAACCAGTTTGGCTTGGCTGCCAAGGATCTGCCGAAGGTTGCAGACCTCATCGCAGGCGCGGCCAATGCGTCGGCCATCGATGTGAGCCAGTTCGGTCTGGCCATGCAGCAGGCCGGCGCGGTTGCACATCTGAATGGGTTGCAGTTCAAGGACTTGGCCGTTGCCATCGCCCTGATGGGTAACGCGGGCATCAAGGGCAGTGACGCTGGTACATCGCTCAAGACGATGCTCCAGAACCTGATCCCGACGACGGACAAGCAGATCGCGCTGTCCAAGGAGCTCGGACTCATCACGAGGGACGGGTCCAACGCATTCTTCGACGCGGCTGGAAACGTCAAGGATCTGGCGTCAATCTCCGAGATCCTGAAGACACACCTCGCCGGACTGACGGCCGAGCAGAAGTCGTTGGCGCTACAGACTCTCTTCGGGTCTGACGCCATTCGCGCTGCCGCGATTCTTGCTGACAACGGCGCGGCTGGCTTCGATAAGCTCGCGGAGGCCATGGGGAAGGTCACCGCGGCTGACGTTGCCAAGAAGCGAATGGACAACGTTGCGGGCTCCCTCGAGCAGCTGAAGGGCTCGCTGGATTCCGCGGCTATCGCGTTCGGAAGCGCGCTTCTGCCCGTCATCAAGAAGGTCACCGACTTCGTTACGCTGCTGGTCAACAAGTTCTTGGCTCTTGACGAGCGGTGGCAGAAGGCAATCGCCTTTGCGGCAGTTGCTGTAACGGCCTTCCTGGGGGTCGTCGCGGCAATCGCAGCAATCGCTGCAGTGGTCGCCGGCGCGATCGCCTCCCTTGCTGCGCTTAAGATCGCGGCGATCATCATTGGTGTGGTCGCGGCGGTTACGGCGTTGGCTATCGCCATCAAGCTCGCTTACGACCACTCGCAGGCATTCAGGGACTTGATTGGGTCTCTCGCCAACTTCTTCAAGGCGGCCTTCGGGCTTATCCTGTCCATTGTCCTGCCCATCGCCAAGTTCTTCAAGGAAGACCTGATCCCCGCCGTCAAGGAGATGGGGCAGACGCTGGCTAAGAACCTCCAGCCGGCGTTCAAAGCGATTGGCGAGTTCATCCAGAACCGGGTCGTGCCGGGCATTCAGAAGCTGCAGGCAGCCATTGCTGTAGTGATGCCCTACATCATCCAACTCGGTAAGTTCCTGCTCGAGGTGGCGAAGGTAGTCGTCAACATCTTGGGCAAGGCACTGGGCTTCCTCGTCCCGTTGCTGCTCAACATCTTGGGCCCGGTCTTTACCTTCCTCATCGACGCTATCGCTGCCGTCATCAGCTTTATCCCGACGCTGATCGGGTGGTTCAAGAAGATCATCGACGTGATTATCACCGTCGGCAAGTGGGTCGGCATTGCGATCATCGCGCCGTTCTACCTGATCTACCAGGTGGGCAAGTTCATCTTCGAGGCCTTGATGAAGGTGGTCAAGACCTTCGTCGATGTCTTCCTGGCGGTGTTCAACTTCCTGTGGCCTGGGATCAAGGCGGTCTTCGATCTGATCGCCGCTATTATCGGGGTCGCGTTCGACGTGATCTCGGCCATCTTCCAGGCCTGGTGGATCGTCATCAAGGCTCTCTGGGACTTGGTGTGGTCGTTCCTGATCCAGCCCATTGTCGCTGCGTTCACAGCAATCTGGGACTTCTTGAAGGCGGCATTCGGCGTCATAGTCGATATCGCCAATGTCTTCTGGGGCGTTCTCAAGGCGATCTGGGGCTTCATCTGGGAATGGATCGTCCAGCCGATCATTGACGCTTGGAACGCGATCAGTGACTTCATCGGCAAGAAGATGGACGAGGCCAAGGCCATTGTCAAGCTGGTCTGGGACATCATTGTCGGGCTGTTCACCGACGCGCGGGATCGAGTTGTCAAGGCGGTCGAGGGATTCACCGCGTTTGTCACCCGACTCCGCGATCACTTCGACCAGGCGAAGCAGGCGGCGCTCAGCAAGCTGCAGGAGATTGTCGACTTCGTCAAGAGCCTTCCTGGAAAGGTGCTAGACGCACTCGGCAATGTCGGCTCTACTCTCTTCAACGCCGGCAAGGCTCTGATCCAGGGGTTCTGGGATGGAATGAAGGCCATCTGGAACAACATGACGAGCTGGGTCGAGGACGGCATGAGCTGGCTGCGTGGCCTGTGGCCATTCTCGCCCGCCAAGCACGGCCCATTCTCCGGCAAGGGCTGGGTTCTGTACTCCGGGCAGGCTCTCGTCGAGGGCTTCGCTCAGGGTATCGACTCGCGCCAAGACGTCGCAGTCAACAGTGCGCAGAAGGCCCTAGGGAGTGTCGCGGCAGTGCTGCCGACAGATCACTCGTCGTCCGTTGCCTCGAGTCAGTCGGCTCTCTCGGGGACGCCAACGGCGATGAACTCAAGCACCACCAGCACAGTGATGAACGGCGATGTCCACATCACTGTCTCCCTGGACGACATCCAGTCCGTCAAGGACTTGGAGCAGCTGTGGGAGTGGATCGACAACCTTCGTAACAGCCGTCGGACAGGTCAGGAGGTGCCCGCGTGACGTCCATCTGGGGAAATGACAATGGGGGTGGTGGCTCTGGGGCCAATGGCCACAGGGTCATCATCACCTACTCCTACTCGCAGAACATCCTCGGCAACTACACGGATGTCTCCTGGCAGGTCGGTATCGACTACGGCGATCCGAACTACTGGAACAACATTCGGAACCGGACTTACAGCTTCTCAGCAGTGACCGGCACGGCTTCCTACGTCTCCGGAAATGCAACGAGCGGGTCTGATTCCACGATCATCAACACCTCTGATCCTGGCTACGGCGGTCAGATTCATTACTTCTACTCCGGCGTGGTTCGGATTACCCATGATTCCAACGGTCATGGGACCATTAACATGCAGGCTTCTGCCATGTTCAATGGTAGTTACACCTCGAGCATTAACACCAACGTAGCGCTGCCGGATATCCCGCAGAATCCGGCCGCACCTTCGGGCATGACGGCCTCGCGCACGAGCGACACTCAGGCGTCACTGTCGTGGACCAACAACAGCACGGGCACTGCGCCCTATGCGAACATCAAGGTCTACCGGTCAGTCGACAACGGCGCCTACTCGCTCATCACGACACTGGGTGTGGTCACGTCCTACTCGGACACGACGACATCGGCCAACCACAAGTACCTCTACAAGGTTTCCGCCGTCGGCACCAACACGGCAGAATCTGCGCAGTCGGGGGCATCAGCTGCAGTTCTGATGACGCCGGCGGCTAACAGTGGCCTGACAGCCACAAAGGTCGGGGCCGGTGATATCAAGCTCGACTGGATCGTGAACTCCAACTACAAGGGGAACTCCGAACTCCAGCACGACATCTACGATTCGCCGGACGGAACGACGTGGAACTACGTCACGACCGTCTTCGGGGCAACGATCACCTACACTCACGTAGCCCCATCGACGGCTGTAACACACCGCTACCGGATCACGACGTTCCCGCCGAGCACGACGCTCTACGCGACGAGCAACGTATCCAACATCATCACTCTGCTGTCTACCGCCGCAGCACCAACGGGTTTGGCACCCGCCGGTGTCTACAAGGACGCAACAGAGGCCATCGTCTTCACGTGGACCCACAACCCAACGGACGGCACCGCTCAGACGAAGTATCAGCTGCAGTACAAGATTGACGCAGGTAGCTTCGTCACTGTCGGTCCGACTAGCTCGGGCACGTCGTCCTACACGATGCCGGCCTCCACGCTGACCAACGGCCACACGATCACCTGGCACGTGGCAACGGCGGGGCAGAACGGCACGATCGGTGCTTACTCGGCCGACTCTGTCTTCACGACTAGCGACCGACCGACATCGACGATCACCGTTCCGACATCGAGCTACACTCAATCCTTGCTGACGACGAGCTGGGCTTACTTCCAGGCTCAGAGCAGTGCGCAGGCATCGTGGCATGCGTATCTGTACCGTGTTGACGCGGGTCCAACATACGTCACGCTCGAGGAAAAGACGGGCACGACTGAGTCGGGAACGAGCTTTGTCACGCCCCTTTCCAACGGCTTGACCTATGCAGTGCGTGTGTACGTCACGAGCGCTGTGGGCCTTGCGTCGGTCGATGCAGGTACTGAGCTCCAGACGTTCACGGTCACCTTCCAGCCGCCGGCTGGTGCGACGATCTCGGCTGTGTATGGGGATGACACCGGGAAAGCCATTGTGACAGTGGTCGGTTCATCTCCTGTCTCGTCGATTCAGGCTCTCGTGCTTGACGGTACGGGGGACTGGGGGTCAACGGTCGACACTGCCGTGTTGGACATCACTGGTGACATTGATATGTCCATTGATGTTCAGGCGAATGACTGGACGCCGACAACGGGCGCAGGTCTGGTCGAGAAGTGGGGCGCTGGTGCGAACCAGCGGTCGTACGCCCTAGTTCTTACATCAGGTGGCAACCTGCGATTCCGGCTGTCCACTGACGGAACATCAGGCACGATCGTTGAAGCGACATCATCAGTGGTGACTGGGTTCACCGATGGGACCCGTCACAGCGTCCGTGTGACCCGAGTGGGATCGACCGTGACGTTTTACACGTCGACCGATACCGACCTCTCTACGGCGACCTGGACGCAACTGGGAACGACCCAAACAGCGGCCGGAACCATGTTCAGTGGCAGCCAGGCATTGTTGCTTGGTGCTGATGGAATTGGCGCTGCGCTCAATGGCAACATCTTCTCAGCGCTCGTGAAGAATTCTGCTGGCACCACTGTCGCCTACCCCATCTACTCCACTAAGGCCGCGGGAACTACGTCATTCAGTGATGCCCCGGGTAGGACCTGGACGTTGGTGGGCAACGCGAACATCGCTACTGTCATCCCTGGCTTGGAGGCCATCGATCACATCGACCTTCAGCGACGGATCAACGGCGGTGACTGGGTCACGTGGGCGGCAGGTGTCGTATTGCCCATTGACCTGACAGTGAACGTGACCGACTCGGCGCCAATCACCAACGGTGACAACGAATACCGAGCGCTGATCTACTCGGCGCTCCCGTCGTCGGCGATCTCGAACACTGCCGACATGCCCGTAAACGACGAGCTCTGGGGGTTCCTCGGGTACGGCAACAACTTCTCCACCATCGTCAAGATGCGGGCCCGATTGGCCATGCGCACGTCAGTTGGTCGTGCAAAGGCCACTTACCACTTCGCCGGCAGGGAAGACCCCGTGGAACTCTCGGGTGAGCAAGTTACCTTTGGGCTTGCGGTGTCGGCAACGCTGATGGGCCCGTCTAATGGCGGGCTATCCTCTGAGCCGGAAGAATTGGAGGCAGCAGGCGTTACCACAGGCCCGATTCTGTGGCGCGATCACACCGGACGGCGTGTGTTCGCAAGCCTGAGTGACGTAGTCATTGACTACAACACTTTGGCTAACAAGTTCCCCGCCTCGTTCAACTTGACGAGGGTGGCCTTCGACGAGAACGTCGGATAAGGAGAGAAAGCAATGCTCAAGAATCGAAGGAGAACTGCGATCATCGCCACGATGGTCGGGTTGGTTCTCGCCCTGGTAAGTGGCGTGGCTTACGCCTCCATTCCCGGGTCCGACGGCCTGATCCACGCCTGCCGCAAGAACACGGACGGTTCGGTTCGGGTCATCGATACCGACCTCGGCCAGACTTGCGCCAGCGGCTGGACGGCGTTCACCTGGAACCAGACCGGCCCGCAGGGAGCCACGGGAGCCACTGGCGCGACGGGCGCTCAAGGAGATGTCGGACCTCAAGGACCGGCTGGGCCGAGTTCCGGCGCAGTATCTACGTTCCATGAGCAGGCTAGCCGCCGGCTAGTTGGGATGGGTTCCACGATTGATTTCGACTGGGCCTGTGACAACAGCGGATATCTCCTGTCGGGAGGTTGGGATGTTGACACCTCAACCGGGATTGCGCCTCCCGGAACGATCGAAATCTTGAAGTCAGTTCCTTTGGCTCACGAATACATCGTTCGCATCAGGAACAACAGTCCCGACACGGACTGGTACGTTTGGGTATATCTGTCCTGCATGAGCGTGAGCTGAAAGGAAGTAGGCAATGCCACTCAACGACACGGGCAAGAATGTTGCCCTCGACGGTCTCGACGAGGGCATCACGGCAGGCGTTGGATTCATCGGCGTCTTCCAGTCCAGCGCGGACCCGGGCACGGGCTCCACGTACACCGGCACGGAAGCGACCGGCGGATCCCCGGCGTACGCGCGCAAGGCCGTGACCTGGGGTGCTGCTGCCTCCGGCCAGAAGAGCAACTCGGGCGCGCTAACGTTCGACGTCCCGGCCGGAAGCTACTTCGCATTCGGTCTCTTCAATGCGGTCTCGGGCAACGCCGCCGGCAACTTCATGGGCTACCTGCCCTTCGGAGGCGCCACCAAGGGCTACGGCACCGTGGACTCCGCTGGCGTCACGGCGGACCTGATCCAGAGTGCGGCCCACGGCCTCACGACGGATGACCGGGTCATGGTCTACAACGTCTTCGCGGAGAGCCTGCCGGCCGGTCTGACCGAGGGCACGTTGTACTACGTCCTCGCTTCCGGTCTGACCACGGACGCCTTCAAGCTGTCCACCACCTCGGGTGGCTCGGCGGCTCCGATCACGGCCGTTGGCGAGCTGTTCTTCCAGAAGTTCGTCATCGAAACCTTCGGCGCGCAGGGTCAGATCACTGCCGCCCCCGGCGCTCTTGTCCTCGACGCGACGGCGATGTAAGGATACACACCCATGGATATTTACCTCGCTGAACCCGTAGGGCCGTTCGCAATCGCGGCCTCTGCGGCGTTCAACACCTTTACCACCAAGCAGAACGTCACGACGCTCGGGAACGTGCCCGTGATCCCTGCGGGTAAGCTGCGCGCGGGAAGCAAGCTGTCGATCCGGGCCGCCGGCAACTTCAGCACCACCGGCACCCCGACCCTCTCGCTGGGTCTGTGGTTCGGTACGCGGGCGTTGTCTATGACCGGTGACCTCGCCATCTCGTCGGCGATCACGACAGGCTCTGCTGCCGCTGCCTGGCCGTGGATCCTCGAGTGGGACGCCTTGTGCACCAAGGCCGACGTCGCTGGTGTGCTGCTGGGGCAGGGCAAGCTGTACCTCGGTACGGCATTGACCACCTTCGCTGCACCCGTGCCTATCCCAATCACCGCGGCGCTTCGCACCATCTCGACGTTCGACACGACGATCGAGCGGGCTATTGGTGTGAGCGCGGCATTCTCCGCGTCTTCGGCCTCCAACCAGGTGCAGGTGGACGATCTCCGGGTCATGCTCCTGAACTAGCAAGACAAGGAGGCTCAGGAGAATGTCCGTCAAGGGCCAGAGTTTCACAGGCGACACCACGGGCGCCCTCGTCAACTTCGGCGTGGGCGCCGCTGGCAGTGTCTACACCAATGGCTATACCCACGTCTGTTTGGCGAAGACGTCTTCCGCTAACTGGGGGATGGGCGGAGGCTATTCAGATTCCGTTGGCGGGACTGAGGAAGCCGGGCTGCTCGTTTCGGATAACACCGGTGGTCGTCTGTTCAGCGTTAACGACTTCACCGCTGGTTTCCCTGACCCAGGAGTGGACTCCAATGGTATCAACGACGACGTCTGGCGCTGGCACGTAATCACCAAGCCTGCGGGCTCCGCGCACTACCGCTATCACTACGCGGATCTGGCAACGCTGACCTGGTCACATGGTGAGTCGGCCTCCTCGGCAAACCATGCTGACGGCGCTACGGTGGTAGCGTTCTCGACCTGGTCCGTGTACGCCATGGGATTCGACTCTGGCGACATGGCTGTCCTGGCGATCTTCAACTACGCCATGACTGACCAGCAAGTCCAGGATGCCTGCACCAAGATACTCCGGAATCTCTATGCGGCTGGGGGTGGTGCTCCTAAGATTGGCTGGAGTTTCCCAGAGAAGATGTACGCCAATGGCGCGCTGTTCGGAGACTTCACACAGGGAGGAGGTAACGAAACTCTCCGACAGCTGACCGCCTCCAGCGCGGACCCGCCCGGCTTCGACATGGGCATTGTGGTAGAGGCCGACACGGCCTGGGCTACGGCCGGAGGCGGTAGCGCGGTTGGACTCAACAGCCCGTCGTTTAGTTGCTCCGCGAACTCATTGATAGTCTGCGAAGCGCAAGTTGACGGGACCGGGGGCGCTCCGGGCGGCTGGACGATCGGGGACTCGCTAGGCAACTCGCTTCCCTGGATTGAGATCGGTACGGTCCAACAGGCTGGTTCCGGAGGTTATGTTCGAGTCTGGTCCGCGTTCACAACGAGCGCGCAGTCCGGCATCACCGCGAATGTTGACTTCCAGACCAACAACGCTAAGGCCGTCAAGGTCACCACCTACCTTGGTACCGACCCAGCTACTCCTCCGGTCTCAAAGCTAGCAACGACTTCAGCGACCAATGATGCGACGCCCAGCGTTACCAATACCTACGCTGGCGGCTGGATCGCCGGTTCGGGCTTGGACTGGAACGCGCTTGGGACGCCTACAAGCGCCGACCAGAGCAAGGGCTACAACGTCTCGGGTCTGATCAGCGGCATCAGCGTCCGGGAGACCTCTCAGCGGATGGCCGGTGGCGCAACAGTTCCACTTGATTTCGATGCGGCCGGGACGGGCACCCCGGACTGGGCGATCAAGATGTGGGAGATTGTTCCTGCTCCCCTTCCTGTCGTGTCAGTGACGGGGAATGCCTATCCTGGCGTGGATCGACTGCCCCCGCATATCTTGATGCGTCTGATCCAGGCCATCCAGGATCGTGGTCAGGTCACCGTCAGTGGTCAGGTCAGTCCCGAGACAGGCGTCGTCACCGTCGGGTTCTCCGGCGCAGCAACGGTTGTGAAGGTGGCCACACCAATCGGGCGTGCTGTCGTCGGCCTTTCGGGATCGGCCATCGCGGCGAAGGTCAAGGCTCAATCATCGACCGTCGCCGTTGGACTGTCAGGTGCGGCTGTCGCCAAGAAGGTCATGGCTCAGGCTTCGACTGTCGCAATAGGACTGTCGGCTCGAGGCGTCGCGGTAAAGGTCGCTCCCAACGTGGCCTCTGTTGCCGTCGGGCTCTCGGGCTCTGGCATCGAGGTCAAGAAGGCGGTAGCCACAGGTGTTGCTGCCGTTGCCTTCACGCCTTACGGGCCAACACAGGGCCAGCGAGTCCAATCGGGTCGATGCGTAATGGGCCTGAGTGGTCGCGCGTCAGTGGTGAAGGTATCCACGCCCGTCGCTCGAAGCGTCGTCGGCATGGTGGGTGTGGGCACAGCACGTAAGACGGCCCCAGAGACTGGTGTGACGACGATCGGGATTTCCGGTCGTGGTACGAACGTCAAACACGCAACTTCGGCGTCCAGCGTGTCTCTGGGAGTGTCCTGCGTCGCAACTGCGCGCACCATTCGCGCTCGTACAGGCGTTGCGTCGCTTGGTGTTGCAACGTCGGCGATTGCGCAGAAGAAGCAAGCGATCGTCACTCGTGTATACGTGGGATTCTCGTCCTACGGGGACGTGTACCACGCGCCGCCCCCACCGACAGTGACTCTCCTCAAAGAGCTCACGCTGACCACTCCCTATCGCACAAGGCTGTCCACACCGTACGGTACGGAGCTGGACTCGAGCGGAAATGAGGTGAGCCTGCGATGGACGTCTTGACAATCAAGGAAGGCGACATCCACAATGTTCAGCTGACCATCGGCAACTCACCTACGGCTCTCGCTGGCGGAACGGTGGTGGTCAATGTGACCCCGTCCGCCGGCGGGACCGCGGTACAGTTCCCTGCGTCAATCGCTGGCAATGTGGTGACGTGGGCTCTGGACGGAAGCTTGGTCGCGGGCCGTTACAAGCTCGAGGTGCAGGTTACCGTCGGGGGAGCCATTGTGACTGCACCAAGTGACGGGTACATGAGCCTGGTTGTCTTGGCAGACTTGGCGTAACCCATGCCTACCGACATCACTCCGGTTCGGGTCTTTACCCAGGATGAGATCCTGACGGGCAGCCGGAATACGCGGTACTACCTGGACCTTCTTGCCGCCGACGATTCCTTCGTCACTCGGCTTGACGGCATGCTGTCGGGAAAGCTCGAGTGGATCGCCAATCGCCAGGTCAAAGGCGCCGGCGATATCGTCATCAGGGACGTGAGTCAGGCAATCAACTGGCTGAGTGCTAGAGTCCGCCCAGTAATGGTGATTGAAGGACTGCCCGAACAGAGGCTGGGGGTGTTCCTCGCGTCGGAGGCGCCGGACGGGTGGGATAATGGACGGTCGTGGGCGGTGAAGTTGCTGGACAAGACGACGATTCTTGACCAGGACATCATCACCACGACCTACTCCGTGGCCGCCGGCACTGTGGTGACAACGGAAATCATTTCCATTATCACGGGCGCAGGCATTACCAACTACGCGATCACCGCGTCTTCAGCCACGCTCAGCGGGGGAATGACTTGGCAGCCCAGTACAAGTAAGCTGCGGATCGTGAATGACCTGCTCGCAGCTATCGGCTACTTTGCCCTCTACGCCAACTTCGACGGCGCTTTGGTTGGGGAGCCCTACGCACTGCCTGCGGGTCGACCAATTCTCTACGAACTGATCGATGGACCGACATCGGTGTATGACCCGAACTTCACGCGGGACGTTGACATCTGGCGTATCCCCAACCGCGTAGTCATTGTCGGGCAAGGGGATGGCGCAACTGCCGCGTTGACCTCGAGCATTGACAACACGGACGCGGACTCGCCCTATTCGATCGCCAATCGCGGGCGTGTGATCGGATACAGTGAAACGGGGGTAGAGGCTGATAGCCAAGCGACGCTGGATGCCTACGCACGTCGGCGATTGGTGGAGCTGACTACTCCAACCTCGAGCGTGCAGATCTCGCATTCACCGCTGCCGGGATTGACGGTCAACAATGCCGTCCGATTCCGTCGGGTGCCTGCCGGGATCGATGCCCGTCACACGGTGACTCGGACCACGATCACTCTTGACGGCACTGCGCTAGCAACGAGTGACCTTCGAGAGGTGGTGGACCTGTGACCGGCCGTCGTCGTCGGCTAGACAACCTGGGTTTATTGGCCGCCGATCCAACAACTCCGGAGCAAGACGTTTCTCGGTGGGCGACAGTTACTGCGATCAATCCCTTGCGAATCAAGCTAGATGGGGAATCGACCGCGCTTCCGTTCACACCCGAGAGTGTCGAAAGCGGGCTTGCCGTTGGGGCTCGCGTACGGGTCCAGCTTGTCACGAATGACAACCCGTCTCGTTCGGGTCGTAGGGTCATCGTTCTGGGTGTCGTCGGGAAGAGCTTCACAGCCCGGATATCGACAGAAGTCAATAACAACACCACGACGCTGACCAATGATCCCGTACTGCTCTTTACCCCACCCTTCGCCGGCGCTCGTTGGGACATCGAGATCTGGGGCGCATACAGCACGACGGCTGTCGCCAACTTCAAGTGTTGTTTCGATGTCAACACTGGCGTTGGGAATGGCATGCGATGGACACTCGTTGCCCCCAGCTTGGCCGATACGACTAAGCCCCCGTTCGACTACCGGTTTGACAATGCCGTGCAGACACTCGGGAGATTCGGGCAGTACAACCCGATGCACATTAGGGGCGTTTATCAAGCCACTACGACAGCCACGCTTCACTTTCAGTGGGCGCAGAATACAGCTGACGCTGGACCTACGTTCATTCTGAAAGAGACTTTCATCAGGGCCACGATGCTTCCATAATCGGGTCCTCCCCACGGAGAAAGAGGAAGAGATGCAGGACGAACACGAGGAGCTGTTCGAGGGATTCGCTCGAGGCGGTCCTCTCGACGGCACCGAGCAGCAGAGCCGCTTCCCGAAGGGGTTCTTGCTGGTCGACAAGGCCAACAACCGATGCTGGATCTACGACTTCGCCGAGGGCGAGTTCGTGGTCCGTGAGGAGGAAGGTGCTGAGCTCGTCTCGGACCCCACTGCTTCTCACAACCGATTCCGTGCGGCGGAGGAGCGATCCTACGACGTTCGGGCCTACGACACTGCGGCCATGGAGGTGAAGGCGTGACAACGCTTGCCCCCCAGAACCTGAAGGACACGGCAACCGACTTCGAGAACATCTACGGCTCGGCCGTGTTCTCAGGCATCGTCGGCGATGCGGCTCACCGCCTGAATGGCGGCTACCACATCTCCATCGAGGATCAGCCCTCGGACAACTACTCGGTCGTTCGTGTGGACGACGCCGCGCCTCCCGGCAACTGGCCGCGGGACCTGGCGGCAGCCATCGATATGTCGATGAACGCCGCGGACATGGTCCTCGCCTCACAGCGCATCGTCGCAGTGTGGAGCAACCCCGGCGACACTCGTCGGAAGTACTTCAACTGCTTTAACGGCTGGCTCGGGTCGGGTGACGCGACTCGCTGGGACTTCGTCACCGGCGGCAAGAGCTACGCCTCGCCCGATCACAAGTGGCACGTCCACGGCGAGGTCCGTCGTCGCTACGTCAACGACCCCATGGCACACAAGGCCTGGGTGTCGATGATGCGCGGCGAGTCGCACGATCAGTGGCTCGCATCGATCGGGGTTGCTGGCAAGACCGTCAATCAGCTGGCGCAGGAAGTCCTTCGCGGCGATTGGGGCAACGGCCAGGAGCGCCGGGACCGGCTCACTGCCGCGGGCTACAACTACGACGCGGTGCAGGCGGAGGTGAACCGCATTCTGTCGGGTGGTTCGGCCACACCTCCGCCTCCTCCGCCGGTTGTTCGGGACCTGTTCCTGGACGATCCCTGGATGACCGGCGACGACGTACGGCGGCTGCAGCAGAAGCTGAAGACCAACTACCGTTCGTACGCCGGCGGCATCGATGTCGATGGCATCTTCGGCCCACAGACAGATGGAGTCGTCCGTGAGTTCCAGCGCCGTGCTGGGCTCGTGGTGGATGGAATCGTCGGTCCCAAGACCCGGGCTCGCCTCGGGCTCTGACGCCACCGACGTTCTTCCACCGTGGGCTCAATTAGCCACTTGGTCAGGCCTGATTGTTGGTCTGGTCGTGGCCCTTGCCAAAGGGTGGCTCCGTCCCAAGTCGACGGTGGACGAACTCATATCACAGTTGGAGAAACGCCTTGCGGACCGCGATGCGCTCATTCTGGAGTTACGGGACGAGAACCGCCTCCTTGATGAAAGAAACGATCTGCTGGCACATCAGGTATCTCAGCTTGTCGATATGGGGTACTCTTCAGTTCAGGCACTACGGGGACGCCACGACGGAGGAGTGCCTGGAGCACCAGATCGAGCAAGCGAGACTGGGCCGGCGGCAAGCAGCAGCCAAACTCGCCGAGACACGAAAGGTCGGCGTCGAGGTAGAAGCCCTTAGCCGGTCGTACTGGCATCATATCGCCGGCATGTCGTGACAAACGCGATTGCAGGCCTCGAACGAGGCTCCCAGAAGACACGTACGGCACCGTAAACGCGCGTCGTGCGTCGTTTTATGCATCGCACCGTCTGTTGTCTGTACGGCCCTTGCAGGGCCCTTAACGGAAGTGGGTGTCACATGAGCCTTGTGCTCGCACAGCCGAGCCTGCTCGGTGTTCTGGGGTTGATCCTGAACTTCGGTCTGCCCTTGCTCGTCGGCCTGCTCACCCGCCCGTCATGGGCGCCACAGGTCAAGGGAGTCATCCTGCTCGCCATCGCGCTGGTGAAGACGGTTCTCGAGGCGTGGGTCATGGCCCTCGCGTCGGGAGCGCCGTTCAACATCTGGGCGGTACTGGTCGCCACGGGAGTCAACTTCGTGATCGCGGTCGCGGCGTGGTTCGGCCTGTTGAAGAACACGGCCATCGCGGACATGGCGCGGAACTCCCTCGTCAAGGACGGCGACTACATCGACGACGAGCTCCACGGACTGCCGCAGCGGAAGTAGCAGCGCAGTGATTTGTGATTTTGTTGTTACATACAATGCACACTGTTAAGGGTGTGCATTGGTAATAACAAATAAACAACACAAGCGAGCGAAGTGATTGACGAAAAGAGAAGGCCTCGCCGGTGAACCTGCCGGCGGGGCCCTTTTTTAGTCGGCTTTTAAGAACTCGGGAATGGTGCCGAAGGCGCCGAGGTCGATCGGGCCCTGCCACTGCTCGGGGTTCTGAAACACGCGGGGGGTGTGGTCACGCCGGAGCAGGTTGATCCCGAAGGAGTCGATGAGGGACATGCCGATTCTCTTCCACCAATCAGGGGTACGCAAACCGCAAGCGTGAACCCAGTGCCCCCACTTGTGACGGGTCCATGATTGGTGCCTGCAACCGCCCGTGAAGCCGCGACATAACTTGACATCCCGCTTGGGAAAGCGATACATGCCAACGAGACGACCGATCGCGTCCTCGTCCATGTACGCCGCTGCTTCCTCTTCGTCCTTGAGATAGACGACGGCAATGAAGGGCATAAGAACTCCTGAGGCATCTGTGGGTGTTCGACGTGACAATCATATAGCAGCAGCGCTTCTGAGAATGCACACGTAGCACGCCTTGGGTTTCTGAGTTGACACATGCGGCCGTTGTGATAATGTTGGCCTCGTCAATCACTGCACCGCCACCCCAATCGTGATCCCCAGGAGGACACAATGGCGAAGGCCAACACCAAGAAGGCTTCGACCAAGGCCGCCGCGGTCGAGGACGACGACCTCGACGAGCTGGACGAGCTCGAGGAGGTCGAGGAGACCCCGAAGGCCAAGAAGGGCAAGAAGTCCGCGCCGGTCGTCGAGGTCGAGGACGACGAGGACGACGAGGACGAGGACGAGCTGGACGAGGAGCTCGAGGACGAGGAGGAGGCGCCGGCGCCGAAGGCGAAGAAGGCCCGCAAGGCCGCCGCCGACACCGACGAGACCGCGTCGTTCGGTTCCGCGTGGCTCGCGGACTACGTCAACGAGAAGTGCGGCAAGAACTACAACGCCTCGGCCATCCGCGTCCTGCTC